TCCATAAAATTCCTTTAAAATTTGTTACTTATTGGTTTGATGCTATGGAATTGTTAAAAAAGGATTAATAATGAAGCTATTAACACTTGCTCTTTTTTTTTCATGTTTATTTGCTCCTACTCACATTACTTCAATGAACCGTCTACAGACGATTACGGTTATATTTCCCGACGAGTTACCTATTACAAAAGTTAATGGAAAACTTATTAAATGTCATTGTGGTAAAGCTCCAGTTGAGATTAATGTTCTAAATGGTATAGTTCATGCGACTTGTGCTGACCATCGAGTTAGCATTTAGTCGCACTATATGTAAAATAGACTTTGCATTTGGAGAAAAGCAATGAGCAAAAAATATACTGCAAAACAGTATGAACAAATAGTTCGTGATGTTTTATGTGGTGCTTTAGAGCATATGGAAGCAATAAAAAGAGAGATAGGTAAAATAGGGCAAATCAAAGAAGATTCAGATCCGAATCTAGTAGCTCGAGCAAAAGTAATGCATCTAACGCTTACTTGTATTAATGATATCATTCATCCTGCACACAAACTTTTATACAAAATGTTTTCTGGTGAAAACCATGATAAGTATTTTGATGTTTTAGTCTCTAATCATAAGCTTGCTATAGAAAAAAACATTGTTCCTCCTTGTTATTGTACTGATTGTGATCCAGACAAATTAAAAGCTAAGGCTAAATTTGAAGAGATAGAGAAGTTTAAAAAGGAGCGAGAAGAGAATGACAAAAAGCTTAGAGAAACAGTTAATTGATAGACATAATCTTGCTGGCAAAACATTTGGTAAATGGACTGTCATCAAGTATCTAGGTGGTGGTAATTATGAATCGCAATGCCAGTGTGGGTTCATTGGCGTTAGAAAAACAAATGAACTTATATGTATGAGATCAACTCAATGTTCTCGTTGTAGAATGAAAGAAATGCGTAGTATCACGAAAAATAAATTAGAGAGAAGTCCTATTGGATTTAGGTCTATGTCAATAATTGATAAACATCTTTATTCTATACGAAAAGAAGATTTAGATGAGTAACAATGTTGCAAGTAATATTCCTCAATTTGATCGCTTTACTCCACGTCCATATCAGATCAATTTATGCAAAGCTTTTGAATCACAGTCGTTTAAGAAATATCTTGTTATCTGGCCACGACGTGCTGGTAAAGATATATGTGCTTTAAATCTTTTACTTCGTGCAGCTGCGCGCAAAATAGGTACTTATTTCTATATATTTCCAACGTTTCAGATGGGACGTCGTATTTTATGGGATGCAATTGATATTTCAGGTAAACGGATACTGACGCATTATATTCCTGAAGAGATTATTGAATCGCGTAATGAACAGCAAATGCGTATTAGGTTAGTTAATGGGTCGCAAATTCAAATCCTTGGTTCTGACAATTTTGACAATACTCTGGTGGGTACCAATGCTATTGGTATGGTGTTTTCTGAATATGCCTTATCTGATAGTCGTGCCTATTCTTATAGTATTCCTATTTTAAAGGCTTCTGATGGTTGGGTATTAATGGTTTCAACTCCTCGTGGTAAGAATGCTTTATGGGATCTATTTAACGTTGCTAAGAAATCTAAAGATTGGTTTTGTGAGAAGTTATCAGTTGATGAGACGAAACATATTTCAGTTGAAGAGATAGAAAAAGAGATAGATGAAGGACAGATGTCGCGTGATCTTGCCTTACAGGAATTCTGGACATCCTTTGAGTTAGGTGTTGAGGGATCTTTTTATAGTAAATGCATAGATGATCTTCGTCGCAAGAATCAGATTACCTCAGTCATGTGGGATCCATATCTGCCTGTACATACTGCATGGGATCTTGGTTATAACGATTCAACTTGTATTGTATTTTGTCAGGTATCAAGAGACGGTCAGATTCGTATTATTGATTACTACGAGAACAACAAAAAGGGATTGGATCACTATGTCAAAATCATCAAGGAAAAAGAATACACTTACGGTAAACATATTGCTCCTTTTGATATAGCTGTTCATGATCTTGGGACTGGTATAAGTCGTTGGAAGATGATGCATGATCTTGGTGTTACGTTTGTGAAGTATACTGAAAAGCCAATTGGAGTTATGGATGGTATTGAAGCAGTTCGTCGTAATCTTCCAAAGATGTGGATAGATGAGAGATCATGCGGACCACTACTACGATCGCTTGAGAACTATCGACAAGAATATGACAATAAGCGTAAGGTTTATAACTTAAATCCACTCCACGATCAATTTTCACACGCGGCAGATGCAATGCGTTATCTTTGCTGTGCTCTTCCTAAGTTGGTGAGCAATAGTGATCCAAAAGCATTAGAAGATCGTTATAATGAAGCCAGATATGGCTTTTCTGATTCATCAATGCCTGCTATATTTAGAACAAATCATAATCAAAGGTTTTAATTACTGCCACAAGCTGTGGCAGTAATTAAATAAACCAACTAGCTGTAGCTTATCAAAAGACAGATAAATCATAAGCTATAGCTAGTCAAATATACAAAAGGGCCCAAAATGACAAAGAAGACTAAAGAAAGATTTTCAGAAGAATTTGAGACAGAGCAAGAGTTCTTGGATGTTTTTGATAAATCGCAAGTTAATTTACAAGCTATTAGAGATTTAATGGAAGCTTTAAATAGAGGAACGCCATTTAAGAAATGTTGTGTTGAAGAATGCAAAGAAAATTACACCCATTATTGGACTAATATTAAAGATAAAGAGCAATATCCAATTTGTTTCAAACACCTTAAAGAAGTTGAACAAAAAAGGATTACTGAATTATTAGCGCATACAGCTGAACCAATGGATGATAACCAAATTCATGTTGCTAAAATGTGGAAAAATGTGGTTGATTCGAAAAAAAAGGCTGAGAATGGAAATTAAATCAATTGTTAATTGGTATTGCCCAAATGAAAATCCACTGTCCTTTTTGTGGTGGTGAAAAAGATACGAAAGAAGTGTTATGATTTATATATATGAATTTTGTGCATTAGATTATGATTGGTCAAAAATGCAAACAGTCGAAGAATATCTAAATAAAGATTTAGATTCTGACTTTAATCCTGACTATAAAATATATGGATTGTCATTTCTTGGTAAACATAAAGCTAATTGTCATGGTTCTAATCATAAAGAATTTATTGTTGATCGACTTACTATTTGTTTAGATGTTGCAAAAAGAGATCTTTGTTGGGATGAAACATTTACTCAAGAGCCAGTTATACTTCATTTTCCTCATGTTAATGAAAGCTATGGTTTTAATATAGGTTTTGCATGGCGTATTTACAATAATGGTTCTTCTTATGTTGCTTCTCCAGTCGAATTACCATGGCTTAAGCAATATAATTCATGGACTATATGTGAAGATGATGGAAAATTAATTGAGAAAAAATAATGACTCGTAATATGAGAAGACAATCTCCTAGAAAAGAGAAATCAATACATATTTGGCATGCTGATTGTGAAAAATGTGGCGAGAAAATACTTAATGATGGAGACGCTCGGAAATTCACTATCGAAGAAGATTTTAAATATCATGCAAAAGAATTTGAGATATGTGATGAATGTTACAAGACTCATTTTCAATTTTTAAATCAACCGTGAGAAATTATGCTAAAAGAATCGTTACATGATCTAAAATGTGCAACTAAAAGCCTTCAAGAAGATTTAGATAGTTTAAATGCAACATTGCATGAAATATTAGAGATGCAAGACAAGTCTTTTACGATTACTTTTAAAGGTAAAGTATATGACTTTCATCCATCAACAACAGAAGAAGAAGAAGATCAAAGATTTTATCTTGCTGAGACATTTATCGAGCGATTATTGATTCATGTTATATCTAAGAACATTAAAACAATGAATAAACCAAGAGTTATGGCTTATGGATGGGATGATATTTTATCATTTGCAGCTGGCCCAGATCCAAAAGATTTTCAATATGAAAAGATTTCAGTAGATCAATTATATGATATTAACGATGAGAGTGGCAATAAGATAACTTCATTGCCATTAAATCAAGATAGTGTGTATGTCAAAATGCAGGACGGAAGAAATGACAAATGAAATGGTATAGATGTTCAGATAAGTTGCCAAAAATAGAAGAAGAAGTTTTGGTAATTGATAAGGATATGTTTATTTATATGGCTTTATATAAAGAATGGAATGCTCCTTGTGGATTTGGATTCTTTTCAGGACAAGTTGAAGATATGGATGGAGGATTTCGCTCTCATCGCATCCAACTAAAAGATATTCTTTATTGGACTCCTACTGAAAAAATATTTGAAAATCTTCTTAAAAATAAGCCAGATGATTATTGGGATGATATTCAAGATAAAGGATTTAATTTTGATTGTGAAATTAAAAATGAAGATGATCCTTGCGAACATGAAGCTATTATAGGACCCAAGAAATGATAAGCAAGATCAGCAATTGGCTGAAAAGTAAAAGATTAATTCGTTCATTTGATGGTCATGGTGTTATTCCAACTGCTTTTAGTCCAGTAAATCAAGAAGATATACGTGACATTACTGCTGTTAAAAATTTCAATAAATCATTCGATGCACAACAGCAACAGATGCAAGCAAGATCAATGGTTGCACATGAGCCAGATTGTGATGTAATCTCCTGTAGAAAAAAATCTTGTTTTATATGGTCTCCTGATAAGATAGTCAGGAAGTCCACTGTTAAAATGAAAAGAATTAAATATAAAGGAGACTGAAAATGGTATTTCCCCAACTTGGGCCGCAATATTATACTGAGCGTCATAAAGGTATTTTAGCCAGAATGGAAGCATTCTATGCTGAGAGTATTACAATTAATCAGTCTTTTTGGTCAGAAGCTGATACTGATACACGATTTGAAACAGGTGATCAGACTTTATGGAATGATTTGTATGGTAATTTGCCAGCAGCTCGGGGAAGACAGTTTAACTTTAATAGAATACGTCGTGTTGTAAATATGATCTCAGGTCATCAACGACGTAATCGTAAATCAACTATAGTTACTCCAGTTGAAAATGGTGATGCTCAGACAGCTGATCAGTTTACTAAAGTAATGATGTGGGTAAATAATCAAGAGAACGTACTCGAAACAATATCTAATTCATTTCATGGTGCTTTAGTTACTGGAATGAATCTTTTACAGGTGTGGGTAGATTATAGAAGTGATCCAGTATCAGGTAATATAAAGGTAGACAACTGCAGTTATAATAGTTTTCTCATTGATCCTTATTTTAGGAAAGCTGATCTTTCTGATTGTAATGCTTTATGGAAACGATCATTCTTGACAAAAAGAGAAGTTCTTTCATTACTTCCAGATCATGAAGAAGAGATCATTGGTCTTATTAGTAATGATTCAGGAACTGGCAGAGATGGAAAATTCCAATTCATGCCAGAATCTTACAATTACGGATTTAAAAACTTACTCACCTATGATGAATTTTATTATAGAGATTACAGAACTCAAAAACTCTTAGTTGATGCCCAAACAGGTGAAACTATGGAATGGAAAAGTGATAATCAAGAAGGACTTGAAGCTTTTCTTGCTCAATATCCATCAGTTACTGTTATAGAGTCTGAAGTGCCGACAGTCAATCTTGCAATCGTAGTGCAAGGTAAAGTAATGTACGATGCAGCAAATCCTACGGGATCAGATCGTTATCCTTTCGTTCCAGTACTCGGTTATTACAATCCCCAGATGCCGTACTACCCGTGGCGTGTCCAAGGGGTAGTTCGAGGATTACGTGATGCACAATATCTTTATAATCGTCGTCGTATTATCGAGCTCGATATTCTTGAGTCCCAAATTACATCTGGCTGGATTTACAAGGAGAATGCTTTAGTTAATCCAAAAGATGTTTTCCTTTCTGGCCAAGGTCGTGGTCTTGCACTTAAAGAAGATGCGCAGATGTCTGATGTTCAACAGATCATTGCTCCTCAAGTTCCACCATCAATGATCGAACTATCAAAACTACTTGCTCAAGAAATGACTGAGATTTCTGGTGTCAATGAAGAGTTACTCGGTTCAGCAATGGATGATAAAGCTGGAGTTCTATCTATGCTACGCCAGGGAGCGGGTTTAACAACCCTTCAAGTAC